ATACTTGACATTACTGGCGGCGGTAGCACATATGATATAGATCAAAGTGGTGTTAACGATGCAACAGTAAATGCAACGTTTGACGGAGATAGTCAAGACGTAGATATAACCCAGAGCGACTAATGCGCTGGGTTATCGTCACAATCTTATTGTTATGGGTGCCGCCCGTGTTCGCCAATACAGCGGGTAATATTGGCAAAATGACAGGTAGCGGTGCTATCGAACGTGGAAAGGATACTATTCCTGGAAGCGATGGTGTTGGTATTGAAATGCAAGACACAGCCGTTACGGCCAAAGGCACCATGCGATTAGATTTCATGGACGATACTAGAGTAGATTTAACTGAACATGCAAGACTAACAATTGATGAATTTGTTTATGATCCCAACAGCGGAAAAGGAAATTTATCAATTAAAGCAACGTTGGGCGGTATAAGGTATGCTAGTGGACAAATAGCAAAGCGTAGCCGCCAGAACGTCAAAATCCAAACTCCCAGTGCAACGATCGGTGTAAGGGGTACGGATTTTGTCATGGTAGTGGATGAGATGGGTGGTAGTATGATTACTCTGTTGCCCAGCTGTGACACAAATGGTATGTGTTACGTAGATGAGATCGAAGTGATGACCGATGTTGGGGCAGTGGTAATGAATCAAGCCTTTCAATCCACTCAGACAACCACTCGCTGGCAGCCACCTTCTCCTCCACTACTTATTGACGTAGACGAAAAATTACTAAATCATCTGATTATATTACGCAAACGTAATCCTTATGATGAAGCAGAAGAAATTATATATAGGCATGCAAAACGTGCAGACTTTTTGGGCTTGGATTGGCTAGATGTGGACTTATTAGATAGTGACAGTTGGTTAGATGATGCAAGTTTATGGGTTACTGCACTAGATGAAATGGACTGGCGACTAGGAGATCTATTATACGATATATTAGATCAATTAAATGAAGCATTACGCAGATTATTTGAGGACGAACTTTTAAGACAAAATGCAATTCTTATGCAAAATAACAGAGCAACAATAGGCTTTGATGCAGAAACTGGTATTAACTTACAAAAAGATGGACAAACCTGGATATTTGAAAGAGAAGATAGAGTAGGAAACAATTACGTAAGAGTACGTATGAATGATGAATATGGATATGAATTAAATGTACAACAAAGTGAATTTAAAATCTATGGATACAAATTGGGGGTCAGCACTAATAATCAGATTAGTATTACTCAGTGTGATGATGGCTGTTCCAACGATAACTTATTCCAATGATATTTACATTAACCAAGTAGGGGACGATCTAAATTTATCTATTACACAAGATGGAGAAGATAACACTATAGGCACGAGTACAGCACCTGTTAGTTTAGATGGCGATAATATTGATGTTACACTTAACCAAGAAACAGATGGTGCATCAATAGAATTATCTATAGACGGCAACAATAATACAATGCTTGCAAAACAAAAATGTCATAATGGTAGCCTTTGCAATGCAGACGCAATGGACTTAGATGTAACAGGAACAGGCAATAGTATGGAACTAGGACAAGGATATAAGATTACAGCAAACGATTGGTTGTATGATAACGTTGAACACGGAGGACATAATATGGAATTGTCTGTTAATGGTAATGACAATAGTATAAAACTATCCCAACGTTCACAAAACAGCATAAGCGATCATAATATGGATGTAGATATAACTGGTAATGATAACAATGTACATGTAATGCAAGAAGCAAACCAGGACAAAACACTAGATTTGACTATTAACAATGACGATAACAATGTGTTTGTACATCAAAAGAAATCATATGGGCATACAGCAACAATTACATTAGATGGTAATTATGGAACAGATTTAAGTTTAACACAAAGTAGCACTAGCAGTGCTATGAGTTATAGTTTGACACAAAATTGTCAAACATTTGGCGGATGTTCAGTATCCGTAGTACAAAACTGAACAGAAAGAGTGAGAGTGGAAAAAAATGAAAACAATATTAGCGACAGTGCTAATGCTAGGGTTAGGAGTGGCCTCAGCATCAGCAGAATCGTTAAGCAACAACGAGGCATCAAAACTTTGCTTGGCCAAGTATGGCTATAGCGTCGATAATTTCGATAGTTTTGACTTTAGAAAAGCCGCGGCTTGTGCTAGCGATTTTAGAGTGGCAGTAAATGCCCAAAACTTAAAAGAGTTACGAGACTTCTTAAAACATAATGCACGTTACAGAGTGCCTGGACAGAGTATGAATCGCTGTTGGGGTAAGCCACGGGTAATGCCGTTTGACAGTGCATACATTAAACAAACACCCGGCGGGTTCGAAGCAGGAGTAAGTTATAAAGATACTCTACCTGCAGGATGTTACGAAAATGCACCTTGGGATAATAGAGATGCTAAAGGGTAGTGTTATATGTTTAATACTTGTATTTTTTGTAGCATACGGTGTAAATGTGTATAGTGATAGCAGTAAGGAATACTGGCAAGCAGTTGGTCCTAGATGGGACAAAATGTTTAATCCGGTAAATTACAATGATTGAACTAGGACTAGCACTAAGTTTACATTTGGGTTTTAACAACGACTATAATGCTATACACCCGCACGTGCGTTATACCGAGAACAGCGCAATAGCAGGTGCATACTATAATAGTGAAAATGCAGTAAGTTTTTACGGAGGCAAACGCTGGGAGTTTGGAGAAATTGGTCTGGAAGCAGGCGCAGTAACAGGCTATACAACAGCACCAGTGTTGCCTTACTTGAGAGCAACTTATGATGACTTCTTTATTGCACCTGCAATAGAGGGAGAAGATAACGTAGGAGTTGTTTTTGGGTACGAATTTAAATGGTAAATACTTAATGTAAACCGTTGCCGAAAGGAATACATTAATGGTAAAGAAACTTTTACTAAGTCCAATATACAGTGTAGTTGCATTGGTATTACTTAGTTGGACATTCTATTCTAACTTTAATTTTGTAGAAAGTCTAAGATTAAGATATTTTGATACACTTATATTGAACCAAGAGCCTATGTTAAACAACATTTATACTGTTAACATAGATGAACCCACAATAAATCAATATGGACAGTGGCCGTTTCCACGTGGCGATTATGCTGATTTAATCAAACAATTATACGAACGCAATGCAGGACTTGTTGTGTTTAATGTATTAATGAGCGAAACAGATCGCAGTGGACAGGATCTAGAACTTGCACAATTAATGCAAGACTATCCTGTTGTTTTAAGTATGCTAGGTAGTTCTCAAGGTAAAAATGAGCCCATTAATCCTGGTGCGGCAGTTATTAATCCACAGTACAGAGACCTTATTCCAAGTATGCCAGGTATTATTGCAAATGTGCCTATACTTGAAAACAAAGCAGTAGGCGCAGGTATTATAAACACGTTTCCTGAATTAGATGGTGTTACACGTAGAGCACCACTTGTGCTAAACAGCGGAGATACTTTGTATCCTAATGTTACAATGGAAGTATTGCGAGTACTTGCTGGAGATCCAAGTTTCCAAATAAAATTAAATCCACTAGGAGTGGACAAGTTACGTATTCCACAATATGGATTTTTACAAACAGATAATTTAGGTCGTGTTTGGATAGACTGGAGTCAGCGTAGTACTAGTCTTAGTGCATTAAGTTTACCTGACGACTTTGAAGGAGGTATTGTATTTGTAGGCCCAACAGCGGCAGGAACAACACAACCAATTGCAACAGCCGCAGGTAGTGTTTATGGACACGAAATGCAAGCAGTCTTGTTGGGTACAGTATTTAATGAAAGTAATATTAGCAGACATCCAGATGCAGAAGCATGGGCAGAATTAGCCGCTATTGTAATAATAGGATTGCTGGTAATATTATTAGCACGTTGGACTTATATAGGATTAATATTTTTTGTAGGCAGTACAGGCGGTATTGTTTACACAAGTTACTATATGTTTGAAACACAAAATATTTTAGTAGATGGATTTATACCAGCTGCATTTATTGTAGTTGTAGGACTATTGCGTTACATTGTAAAGTTTTTAGATGAATTTTTACAGAAACAAGCAATTAAAAAGCAGTTTGCAGGTTATGCAAGTCCTACTGTAGTAAAAATGCTACAGGAAAATCCAGCACTTATCAAAGAAGGGGTTAAAAAAGAAGTAAGCATAGTTTTTAGTGACTTGCGTGGGTTTACACCACTGGGCGAAAGTTTTGGAGATGATGTAAAGGGATTGACGAAAGTTATGAACGGATACATGGACGCTATTACTCAGCCCGTTTTAGACAGCAACGGAATGATAATTAAGTATATAGGAGATGCAAGTATGCACATACACAATGCTCCTATAGATGATCCACAGCACCCACGAACAGCGGTGCAATGTGGACTCGACATGCTAAAAGCAGTGGAGAAATTTAATGAAAAGATTACTAGCGAAGGTAGGCCTCCAGTTGGAATGGGCGCAGGTATTAATTCCGGACTTGGGTACATTGGAGAAATGGGGTCAACAGCAAGGCACAGTTATGATGTACTGGGGGACAGCGTCAGCTCAGCCGCCCGTATCGAAAGCAAGTGTAAAGAATATGGATGTGTGTTACTAGTAGGCGAAGCCACATATAAACATACAAAAGATGATTTCTTTTTCCTTAAAGTTGATGACTTACAAGTAAAAGGTAAAAGTGTTGGACTTAGTATATACACAGTATTAGACAATCCTGGAAAATACAAAGCACAATATGAACAAAGCAGAGAAATACATGATTTAATGCACACACATTACAAGGCACAAGACTTTAAACGTGCTAGCGAATTGTGTGCATTAAACAAAGGAAAGTTTGATGGACAAATTGATGGATATTACGATATGTGGATGGAACGTTGTGCTTACATGCAAACGCAAGACCTCCCCAAAGACTGGAACGGAGTCTTTATCGCATCAAGCAAATGATTTAATTACAGAAGAACGCATACTAGCACTTAAAAAGCGTATAAATGAACAAAATAAACTATTAGACCGTAGGTACCAAAGTGTGCCATCTGATCAAGTGTATGGATACGCCAAAACAAAGGAGTATTCCTCTTTATACCAGCCCGAAGACAAAAAGTTGTCTTTAGCCAATCAACGTGCCAGTGAATTATATAATCTAAAAGAGCAGCTAAAGCCGCAAAAATAGGATTAATAAAAAATATTAATAGTATAAATGTACAAACACCATGTTCAATGTAGTGCCTGTGACCTTTCCAACTTACATATTTTGATTTATCCACACCGGTATGGTAAGTTTGCAAAAAAACATCAGCAATGCTATGTTTAATTGTAAACAGGAACATTAAGGTTGCTATCAATCGTCAGTATCCTTTAATTTTTCTACAAGTTTTTTGTTTTTTGCACGTAGCTCTTCAAGTTCTTGTTCTCGAAGTTGTAGCACTATATTGAGTTTTTGGTTTAGGCGTATTAAGTCGTTATCTAGCATTCGTATTCTGTCTATTAGTCCAATAAGTGTTTTATTGGCTTCTCCTAATACAGGTTTTACTTCTTTTGTTACCCACTGCCAAACATAGTATATAAAATATCCCATGCCGACAGCGGCAACTATAGGAAAACCATATTGGTTTATAACGCTAGTAATATCCATTTTATCGTCTTTGCGACTTCCACACATCACGTGCGTTTACTTTAATAAAGGGTTTATTAGTTTCATTAGTATTAGGGTTAGGAATAGTAAGTACAACATTCTTACCAGCCATAAATGCTTTTAACTGGTTTGTAATTCTACGACTAGCGTAATCTGCGTCTTTCTTACTACGACTTTTTGTTGTGCCAACAATTCCTTTGCTAACATATTGAGCTCTACTCTTTTTCTTTCCCATTATCTTTATCCACTTCTAATGTATCTGCGGCAACCTTAATTAAGTGACCGTCTGTATTTACCATTAATACATCGCCTGGTTCAAACTTGTTTCTAACAAGCCAGCCATTTTCGTTAACAATGTAATGTTCTCCAGGACTATACAGTGGTTGGCTTTTGCCTCCCCAACTGCCGTCTTGGTTTC